GAAACAACTTATTAAAAATAGCAAATGTTAGTTTTGGCAAAGAAATTACTGGAACTTTATCTTCTATTTACTCTGATATTGATAAAGATGCGTTGATGAAAGATGCTAACGTACTTGTTGCGGCTGCTGGTGAAATAAATGACCAAATAAAAGCAGAGCAAATAAAACACGGAGAAAGAGTAAATGAAATAAATGAAGAATTAGGAAATATACATCGTAAAGTTACGATTGGAAGGTTATCAGGAGAAGCAAAAGAAGCTGAAATGATAAGGGTTGAAGCGTTAAAAAAAGAAAAAGCAGAACTTACAGCTCACTTTAATGCACTAAAAGAACTAAGAGTACCAATAATGGCTGATATTGCAAAAATAAATCAAACTTTTTTAATGATAGCAGAAGGTGCAGAGTTTAAAGATAAATTTATTGAACTTACAGGTGTTACTTCTGATTTCTTTGATAAATATATAAGCGGTTCAGCCGTTATGGATTCTATACAAACAGGTTTAATATCTACAAATTCAGATTTAGTTGCTGTTATGCAAACAGTAGTAGATAAAGATGGTAAATTTTTAGAATTAAGTGCTGAAAAACAAAAGGCTATTATTAAAGAAATATTATTAAAACAAAAACTTAATAAAACAAATGAAGAAGTTGCAGATAGCGAAATGAAATGGGCAGATATGTCAATAAGTGCAAAAAGCAAACTTGTTGGACAATCATTAAAAGCATCTGCTGCACTATTAACTTCTACAGGTAAAAACGCTAAAGAAGGTGCTAGATTACAACAATTTGCAGCTATTGCAGATACTTATGCAGCAGCCTCAAAATCTCTTAATAATCCTGTAAAAATGTTTGCTATTATAGCTGCGGGAATAGCAAATGTATTAAAAATACAAGAAGCTATTCAAGCTATGGGAGGCTCATCATCTAGCGGCTCAAGTCAAATCTACGGCTCTTACGAACACGGTGGTTATGTAGGTGGCAGACGACATTCACAAGGTGGAACTATTATAGAAGCTGAACGTGGAGAGTTTGTGATGAATAGAAATGCAGTAGAAGCTATTGGTTTAGAAACCCTTAACCAAATGAATCAAGGTGGTGTTAGTGGAAATATAAACGTAAACGTTACAGGTAATGTTTTAACACAAGATTTTGTAGAAGGCGAACTTGCAGAATCAATTAAAGAAGCTGTCCGTAGAGGTAGTGATTTTGGGATTGGTTAATGCTGACGTTACCTCCTAAATTTAAACAAGCACTAGGTAATGGTACTAGAACGTCTTTATATCCTTTGGTTAGAATATATAAAGGTGTACAAATAGATGAGCCATTAGATTCGGCAACAGAAGTAATTAATTTATCAATTAAGGAAACAAACATAAGTGGTGAGGCGTATAACCCTTTACTACTTAATAGTCCTTCTATAAGCTCAAAAGCAGACATTATAAACAATAAATACACTATTTCAAGTGTATCTCTATCTATATCAAATGCTCCTTATAGAGGCAAAGTTTTTTCAGACGATATTCCTAGTTTACTAAACGCAGTAGTACAAGTATATTATGCTGCTAATGGACTTGATAGTTTAGAAGATTGTTTACTTGTCTATACTGGTACTATTAGGCGTTATTCTCAGTCGGCAGAATCTTTAAGTCTTACATTAGAAGATTTAACAGAACAGAAACTTAAAACTCAAATACCATCTAAATTAATAGAAAATGGTGACAATCATTATGATAAAAATATAAGCAAACCATTTCCTATGGTGTATGGATATGTTGATAAATCACCTTTAGTTTTAGATAAATTTGACCAATTAATTATAGATAAACAGGAAATATCAATAGAGGGTGCTTGGACTAAAATATCTAGTGTAAATTATTTAAATCCAAAAATTGAAGATACTGAACTTTATGGAACTTGGTTACCAAAAAATTCTTATGTATCAATATATAAAGATGGTTATATGCCTATAATGCAAGAATTTCCTTTAAATTTTGGTTCAAGAGATTATAGTTTAACAGGTGGAAATATGTATGATATTGAAGCTAATTTAGCAAAAATTTCACTACAATCAAATAATTTTATCTATGAAAAGTATTCTATAGACGATACTGAAGATGAAGATTATTTGGTTGGAGAAGGAAATGTAGGTATACCTACGCGAATATATAGACCTGTAGAAAAGGTTTCTTTTTTTACAAAAGACCACGGAAGTTCAAAATCAAAAGATGGAGATGACGAAGATGGGTACGACTATACTTTTAGACCTGCATCATCAAATAAATTTTATGGATTTTCTCAGACATCTTTTCACGATGATGTAAGTGTAGATATTGACAATGAAACAATAGTACATAGTGATGACGACGATGATAGTTTATATGATGAATTTGATAATAATTTTTCTAAAGCTACTATAGCCTATGACGATGCTATTGATAATGGTTTATACACTTGGTGGGAACCTACTTACGCTAATAATGGCGAAGGTTGGGGTACAGAAGATTATAATTTTCCATCTGATAATAGAAATTTTAACCCTAATTGGATTCAAGACGCTTCTGACTGGGCAGGTATACATATTCACGCTATAAATAGGCACGTTAATCGAGGTGGAGCTTTTGTTAGGTTTGAATTAAATCAAGGCGTTGCAGATTTTCCTGCTGTAACAAAAATATTTTATAAAATAAATTATTATACTACAAGCAATATAGGTGCACCAATACACTCAGAGCCTACAGCTTTTTGGGTTGAAAGACAACTTATATCAAGACCTGATAATAATGTTGATAATTATAATGATATGGACAATCATCCTTGTAATTGGGATTATTATCGTGATACAGAAGATTGGATTACTTATTGTGAAGTTCCAAATCAGCACCATACTTTTACTCCTATTCAAGAACAACATAGATGGAAAAATGAAAATTTAGGTGGTATGGAATATGATAATATTATATTAGGATTTAACTCTACAAATGCTTTTGATAGTATAAATTGGGGTCAGCCATTAATAAGTGGAAATAGTAGAGATATTTCATCTTGTTTTGCTAATTTATATCAAATATACACAATTCAAGATTTACTGTTGCCAGATTATATAAATTTAGATTATTATGCAAGTGTAATAGGAAGAACAAGAACAGCAAATATTACTACAAATGTTAATAATATAAACTACGAAGGAAGTTATAACATAATTTTTACTGTAAATCCACACAGGTTAAGTGTTGGTGATACATTTAGTTTATATGATGAGATAGGTTTATATGTTGGTGATTTTACTGTTGCAACAGTTCCGTTACCCAATAGCTTAACAACAGAAGAAAGTCAAAATCTTTCAATGTATGATAATGGAAAAATAATAACTAGTTCTACTATTGAAATAACAAAAGCTCAACATATATTACAAGATATTTTAACAAATGAATTAGATTATGAAAAAAATGTTGTTTTACCTGAGGAAATAATTAAAGATGATTGGATTAATAGTTTTTCAATGAACGAACAACAAGAAGCTAAAAGTGTTATAGAAAATCTTTTTAAGTCTTCTATATACATACCATCATTTGATAGTGAAGGGGATTTTAAATTTATTGAATTAAAACAAAATATAACAGATTATAGTAAGTTTGAGATTATAAAAAACTCACAAATTATTAAATATTCTTTTTCTCTTACAAAATTAGAAGATGTAAAAAATCAAATTAACATAAAATACAAAAAAGATTATGGTGCAAATGATTTTTCTGAAGAAACTACTTATGGAATTGAAGATAATAATGGTAATTTTGTACAAACATTAGATGAGCTTACTGAAGAATTAACGCCTGATATGGTTTATGATATTGGTTATTATGGTATTAAAAATGAAGATGCTAAATTACAAGTAGAAACTGAGTATATAAGAGATAAAGAAACGGCACGAAAACTACAAAGAAGATTACTGATGTGGTATGCTAACCAACATTTAACAATAAAATTAGATTTACCTCCTAGTTATATGCACTTAGAAGCAGGTGATTATTTAAGGTTTGAAGAACTTATAGGTGGTAAACTTGCTTTTGGCTTTGATTACACACAAGAGTTTGTTAAAAATGGACAACTTATTTATCCTGTGTTTTTTGTTAGTAATGTTTCTAAATCTTTAAGTAAAGTAAGTTTAGAATTAGTACAAGTACATCGTGGCGACTTTGGTATGACTAATGAAGATTTAGGTGTTTATGAAATACCAAATCCGTACGATAATAATATATATTATCCTGAACAAGAATTAGATGAAGATGATGAAGCTGAGCCATATTTTACTGCAGACTGGCTTGATGATGAAAAAGATTTAATAAATGGTCAAATAGATGCTATTGTTTACACTAATTTAGAAACAAATATTAATATTGATGTTAGGTTGGTAAACTCAACTCATTCATTTAGATTTGGCGAATTAGAAATTACCAATGAAATACAAGATTTAGATGCAAGTTCTATGGTTAGTGCTTCTATAGATGTAACTGATAGTAATTTTGGTGATAATGTTTCTATATTACCAAGAGCACCATTACAAACAAGAGCAGCTATTGAATATACTGACGAATCTGAAGATGGTATAGAAGATGTTGATATAGTATTAGATTATGATTTAATTATTACATCAGACCAATATCCTGATTTTTCTGCAGATTTAAGTTTTCAACAAACAATACCACCTGTATATTTTATTTTAGGCGATTTAAATGGTGATGAAACTATAAATATTAATGATTTAATTATTCTTATCAATATTACTTTAGATGATGATGGTTTATATTCTCAAGCAGGAGATTTAAATGGTGATGGTGGAAATAACATACTAGATATAGTGGCTTTAGTAAATTTAATATTGGATTAATTAAATGATTGAATATAACAAAACAAAATTAGCAGACGGAAAATCATCAATTATAATTAATAATGGTGATTGTTATATAGAATCTAATGTAGATATAATGGGTATTGAAATAGATTTTATAGGTGCAGCTTCAATTACACCAACACTTCCAGAGGGTTGGATAATGCAAGGTAATAAAAGTAAAATGATTTTAATATCTTTACAAGGTGTTGGTATTAAAAATCAAAAATTATTTACTTATTTTGGTTCTATAAAAATAAACAATATAATTGTTGCAAATAATGAAGGTAAATCGGTATTTTGCCAAATAGAAAATGTAAACCCAACTTGGATAAGACAAGATTGGTCTATGGATAAAGAAACAGATACTTGGGATAATTTTAAAAATAAAGAAAAAAAAGGTAAAATTAGTAAAACTAAATACAATTTACCTGATTATAGGTTGCCAAAAGTAGATAAAAAAAATATTAGAAAAAGAAAAATTAAAACAAAAAGCAGAACAACAACATCTTCATATACAACAGGTGGTAGTAGTTCAGGAGGTTCAGGAGGATATTAATGGGAAAGCAAGTTAAAACGCCAAGATTTTATGTAGATATGCCTACATTTTTACACGCCACAGGACAATTAGAGTGGGCAGAAGGTAGAGGTGGTGCAGAATTATTATATATGAATTGTGCTAACCCATATTTAGATGTTAATGAAGATAACCAACCATTATTTTCTATTGGTTCAAATAGAAACGTAAAAGCAGCTTTTCCTGTAACTTTTGTTGGTTTATTAAATCATAATTTTGCAAATGAAAATTTTTTTTCAGACAGCAAAATAAAAATCAAAGCAAAAAGAAATGAAGGAGCTGATTATAATATAACTTCAGATTCAGACTCTCAAAAAAATGTATTAAATTTTAATGGAAGCAAACCAGAATATAATGGTTCAAGTATATTTACTACTTGGGGAACTTTTAATGATTATTGGAAAGAATTTTATATTGAATATAGCTCACCTGACTGGGAACTTACTCACACAAACCAATTAGGCTCTTTTGTAGTTGGTAAATATTTTGATTGCCCATTTTCTCCTGACCTTAAACTTACAATGAGTAGAAGTTTTGATGGAATTAAAAAACAACGTACTATAGGTGGAAAAACACTAGCAAATATTTATTATGATGGACCAACAGAGTGGACTATGAATAGCTTACAAAACGGAACCTACAAATATCCACCATTTGAGCTTGACACTCCTTTTGACGAAAATTACCAAGATGCAAGTAATAATTATTTTAATCGCAGAACAAAAAGTGGTCTAGGTAGAAAAGGTTTAAGGAGTTGGAATTTAAGTTTTTCTTATGTTAGTGAAAGCGATATGTGGATAGATAACGAAGTTTCTAATAGTTTAATTAGTGATTCAGAAGAAAGTTCACTTACACACGGAAACCCTATGTTATCAGATGAAAGTTTTAATTTTGTGTGGAACTGCACATTAGGTGGCACTTTGCCGTTTATATTTCAACCAAACAATGAAGACAATAATCCTGACCAATTTTCTATATGCACATTTAGGTCTAATACTTTTAGTGTAAGACAATCAGCACCTAATATGTATAGTGTTAGTATGACTATTGATGAGGTTGCTTAGCGTTCGGCAGAACAATACCCATTTCTATTACTGCCCATCTTTTTATTTCTTCGATAAGCTCAGTAAACTCTGGAACAGATAATTGTTTGGTAGATTGTATGTCATACTTTTCTTTTATAACTTTGTGCATTTCGGCTTCAGTATAACCCAAATCTTTAGCTAATAACCTTATAATAACCCTATAGTATGCATTTTGTTGCGGAGAACGCACCTTTTCGGCAGGTTTTATTTCTAAGTGAACACTACCCTCAATTTGACGTAAATAATCCCTAAATCCAAGATTATCATCTAAAGTAAGTTTTCCTTCTTTTATAGTTCCTGCAAATTTCATTCTGCGAAATACCCCCTTAATAAATAAAATGCTTCTTTCCATAAATCAACACCATAAGTCCATTCAAAGTCATTTATACCCATATTGTGACGCTCAGTATGATGTTTACGGCAAAGAGGCACACAAGAGTAGTCTTTAAGACCACCCTTGTTAGCTCCACCCATACCCAAATGCTCCAAATGGTCAGGGTCTACAGGCGACATCCCACACACTAAACAATGTTTAGATTTTATATACTTAATATAATCTTTCATTTAGAAAATGCTTCTACAAATCGGCTTATTACTGCATACCAAAATAAACAACCAACAAAAACTATAGTTGAATAAGTTATTAATCTATACCAATTAATCATTTTTGTACCTCTCTATTCTTTTTTTTACAACCCCACACAATTCTATAAAATCAACAATTAAATACACGCAAACTAAAAATATTATTAACAAAAAAACTGCTTCCATTTTATTTTCCTTTCAACTTATCTGCCCATTGCTCAATTATATTTTTTGGGTCAACAAGCGTTTTACTATGTTTATCGGCTTCATTCTTATCTAGAAACTTCTTGCCGTCTTTTGTTATCCATACAAAGTGTAATTCTTTCTTAATCATAAATTCTCCAATTTTAAGAGATAGTGCGAAGAAAGGGAAACGCTAAAGGGGGGAGAATGAATAAAAACCCCCCACCTATCTCTTTTAATGTTATTTGTTTAAAGTATATATTGCGTGTCCTGAACCTTTAGCAATTTTTGTGTCTATCTTATGACCTTCAGCTCTTAAATCAAATATAATAGCACCTAATCTAAAACTTCCATATTCTGTCAATGCTTCCATAGGTGTGATTGATTGACCACTTATTAGGTGTGCTAAAACTTTATCTTTTTTTGTTATTTTTTTATTATTCATTTATTCTCCTTTTATGTTTAATATCCAATCATTTAATTCTTGTACTACATACATCTTTCCTCTGTCTTCTTTTATAATCTGAACATCAACGTGCTCTGAGGGTCTTATCCATTTCGGCAAAGCCTTACGAACTTTAGCTTGTACTTTAATCTCGTCATCTATAAGTATATCTACTTCTTCGTGATATTCTGGACCAAAGGCTTTTCCATTACTACCCCAAGCCCTGACTGCTTTTATTTCGTGTAGTTCTACTGCTTCTACAATCTCACGTTCAAATCTATTACCTTTGGCTTTACTTTTGTTCGGCATATTGTTCCTCTTTTAAATCATTAATTCTATCTTGTAATATATCTATATCGTCAAAACCATTTAATTGTATAACCATATCTGTCATAGAAGAAACACACCATACACAAAATGCTACTGGACTTATACCAAATTGTCCAACTATATCGCCACAATCTTGGTCTATTTTACTATCGCAAATATTACAATTCATCTTTTCTTCCAAAATGTTAAATCTCCCATTATACTCTGATACACCCACCAACATTTACCATCATTGGTCCAATCTAAAATTTTCTGCTTTTGTTTAGCTTGTTTATTACGGCTATATACTTTTTGACATTCAATACAAACATAACTTCTATTATCGCCACCTCTATTAAATTCACTCATTTTTTTCTTTTGTCTACAATGGCTACATTTTCTCATATATACTCCAATTTGAAGGGCAAGTATCTCTAAGGAGGGAGAAAGTGAGTGTGCGAACTCGGTGTTACCTGCCCTATAATTTTAATTAATTATTTCTAATGTATCTTCGGCTATTTTAACTGCTATTGCATCATTAGATTCATTTATAATAGCTTCCAATCCTTGAATAGCTATCTCTAAATCTTTATTTAGCTTTTGAATATTTATATCCATAATTACCTTTTTTTTGTCGGCAAAGAGCGAGATTACTGGATTTGAACCAGACCCAACGCGAAGGGCGTCTTCCCATACATTACTCGCTCAATTACCTTTTCCTAGGAATTTTTACCTATATTGTTTTATTTTTGCTTTACAACAATCTGAGTCATCTCTTGCTATACTATACTTATCACCAAATACTATCCCATTACAACTTGAACACCTACCAAGTCTTGCTGAGCCACTTTTATCAAAAGGATATAATTCATCTAAATCAATTTTTTTCTCAGCTTTTATAATCTCATCTTCAAATACTCTATCTCTCAAATACCTGATAGGGTCTTTACGATATACTTTATCTCTATCTTTAATATACTGCTTAGAATGTTGCATAATTTTAAAAATATCTTCTTTAGTGATGTTTTTAAGCCAATAGGCTAAACTTTGTTTTTTTGTGGTTTTCTTATCATATAAATCCCACCACAATTCAAAATCTTTTGTACTTTTAAGAGAAGGTTGGGTTGATGACTTTTTCGGTTTCCTCGTCATACTCCTCAAAGTTTTAATATCAACCCATTTAGGTTGCTTATCCTTACCCTCTCTTATTAGTATCTCCAACATTAAAATGGAATATCGTCTGAGTTTGTTTCCATTACAGGTGTTTCTTGACCATACTGCTCAAGAGCAACCCTATTTATTTCTCCACGAACATCTTTAGAGCAAAATATAGTATCATACCACTCGCCGTCTTTTTCTTGGCTCGGCATTGACACAAACAAACCATTTATTCCTTCCATAACCTTAAAACCTTTTATGGTAATGCCCATATCAAGCTCTAAGTCAAAAAATGCTCTTAATTTACCTTTATTATACTTATTCATTCTACTTATTTTCATTTATTTTCTCCTTTAAATATTTATATTGTTCTCTTTTATTCATTTTATCAAATTTTATAAGTTCTTTATTTGGCGGCGACTTTATAAACCATTTATACCACAAATCGTGATAATCTAAAACTTGTGCTATTCCGTCAAGACTATTTGGATTGGTTTTGTCCATTATTCATTTTCCTCTTTATCTAAACACTCAAAGCACATACGTTCTTCAGTATCACCAGATACATTAGCTTTATATTTGTGTTCACATTGACAACAAGTCCACATATTATTTTTCTCCTTTTTTTGTGTCATTATAGTGTTCGTTTACATCAAAAACACTAAAATCAATCATAATATTAGGGTTTAGTTCCATCATTTTTTGTGCAAACAAATAGCACTCGTGTCTTATGTTACTTGTATTCATTCTTACTCCTTATCCATTCTTTAAAAGTTATTCTACCACAATCTGTATCTACTTCTGAAAATTCAGATAATAGATTATATATTTCGTCAGAATCGTGTAGACTAAAATTATCTTCTAACACTTTAATTAAATTATTCATTCTTTACCCTTTCGTGAATTTTTCTATGATATCATTCCAAAGAGGGTGGTTAAAATCTCCATATACCTGTTTATTTACCACTTTTTTAGCAAGATTATCAAATTCATTGGCTTCTACCTTAGTTTCAATAATCTTTTCTTTTTTAAGGGGTTTTTTAGTTTCTCCTTTATATGGTGGCATTGATTCTGAATATCCCACACACCATTCACACTCAAAGTAACAACCTATAGATTTACAATAAGCATATTGCTCGGCTTCAGTAGGCATTAATTTTATAAGGTGTTTTGGTGGAGCAGTATTTTTAACTCTCATTGTTGCTCCATTATTGTTATAGATACTTTTCTATCTAGTTCTTCCATTATAGTTTTTTCTAATGCTCTCGCCATTTCTTCAAAATCATAATGTTTATAATCAGATTCGTCATCTTCCCAATAATATATCGGTATAGGTATGTTCATTCTTTATCCTTTCTCTTGCTCGGTAATTTCATCAAACTTATCTCTTTCGGCTCTCATTCTTTCCAAAACAGATTCATACTCTTTGATACTATTACATTTTTTCCACTCATCATTTGAAAACTTTTTTAAACCCTCAAAAGCAGGGTGTCCTTTCAACTCCTCAAACTCTTTAGCTTGTTCTTCTGTTCGGTGTTCATATTTAGGTTTAGCAAAACTATCTGCTTCTACATCTGAATATATACCATACTCATAAGCGTTAATAAGTTTTAAAATTGCCCTATCTTTACCACGCTTCTCACTCATTGAGCCAATGTATAAGTTTTTGCAGTTTTTACTATCTGCTTCTCCAATAGTCCATATCACAACATCTCCTTTTTTAGCAGTAACAACCATTCTGCAAAAGTTTTGTTCTGTATTAAGTATTTGTGGTGGACCAAATGATATTCCTTCAATATCTGCTATTTTCTCACAAGCATCGTGTGTTATAATATATTTACCACTTCTTGATTCTTTCCAATAATCGTCTTTGGTTAAGTTATACTTCTTTGCTAAGTCTTTCATATTCATTTTTTAGTCCTCCCAAACTAATTGCAACCTATAATCGTTAGCAACTTTGTTTAATAGAATTTTTGTGTAGTGTTTTTTATCAGAAGTCAATTCATCTACCATTCCCATTTCAAAGAAATATTGTATTGCTTCCATACATTGTTTTTTAGTTACTTTATTCATTCTTTTTTTCTCCTTAATTTAATTCGTATATAGTTGTTCTCTTAGCTTTGGCTTGTGGATATAAATCTGTTACCTTTACACCTAAAAACTTCGCCATTTTTTTAAGTCTATCTTGTGACGGAACTCTAACTCCACCTATAAACAAACTCATAACACATTGATTAATACCTAAAGATTCACATACAAACTTTTTAGTGTAACCTTTAGACCTTATTACCTCATTAATATTATTTTCCATTTATTCTCCTTAATTATATTATTTAAAAACTGAATAAGACGCAGTTCCTACTACTTCTTTGCCGTCTTTTATAATTTCCCAATAATCTTTTTGAGTATCGGGGTTAAATCTTAATCTCTTAGTATATCTTGCTAAGTCTTTTTTTTCAAATTCTGTTAAGTTTCTTCTTTTAGCCATTCTTTCTCCTTTTGTTTATATTAATTTAAAAACCCTTTTTCTATTATGCAAGGATTATTTTACTTTTATTTAATTACTTTAAACCAATCGTTATAATCAACGTGTTCACTTTCTATATATTCTTCTGCTATACCTCTATCTGATTCTGTTGAGTACCATAGTATAAAATTATCTATTACACTAATTAACAATTCTTCAACTTCTGTAAAAGGTTCTCCTTTAATTTTTTCTTTTTTCATTTTATTCTCCCTTCCAAGATTCATCTATTAATCTAATTATAATTTTAGCTAATTGCTCTTTTTTGAAACTCTTTGCAATATTTTTAGAAAGCTCAACATTTTCGCCATCTGAATTAAATAATAATAATTTTTCTTTTAATTCTTCTATTTCTTCTTTGTTTTCGTCCTCTTTATGATATCCTATTACTTTTGTTTCGCCAACTTGCTCTAACAACATAGATTCTAATTCTACCCATATTTCTTGTTGCAAGTATAATTGCATTGCTTGTCTTAATGGCTCTCTATCTTCTTCTTCAGAAGCATACCATTCAATAAAGTTAATTATTATTAACTCTCTTAATTCGTACTGATTTCCAACTATTTCATTATTATATTTCATTTTACTTCCTTTCTTCTTTAAGTATTTCATTAAGGTTAAATTCAATGTAACCACTACACTTATCATAATCGACTTCATAGTCTTGACTTGGTATATAGCAATGTGTTTCAAAATAACCAATTTTACTATGTATAATATGCTCTACCATATCATCATAAGAATCAAGCATATCGCCACACCAATTATCATCGCAATCTTCATCTAACATAAAATGATATTCATCTAAAGGATTAACTAAAATTTCATAATTAACTTTAAACTCTACTTTTCTACCTTTAACTGAGCCAACATTTTGTTTAATTGTTTTTCTTAACCATTGTTTTACTTTTGTTTTCATTTTACTTCCTTTCCCTACAATCACAAATTTCTTCATCCACAAATTTCTCAATTTGTTTTGGTGTTAAAGGTAATTTCAAACCATATTTATAATCGTTATTTTCATAATTATCTGATTCTAAATGTACAGATGTTACACCATACTCATAAATATTTTCCCAACCTTTATTTAGATGTACCCAAAAATCTTCGCCATCATTTTCAAAGAAATATTCTTCGGCACACTCGTTCAGTCTGTCTATTGTTTTTTTGGTTAATTTCATTTTACTTACCTCCCCATTTCTTAAGATAATATTTCATATGATTTCTTAACTTATAAACTTCTTTTGGATTATCTGCTAACATATCTTCAATCCAAGTTAATTCATCAGGACTTGATATACCATCATTTAACCAATTCATTTCATTTAAGAATGTTTCTTGATTCCAATATACTAATTCAGAATCATCATATATTGCTTCAAGATAATTCTCAACTTGTTCGTGCTTATTAAAATCTATCCAAATTTGACTTTGAATAAGTTCATCTAATTGTTCGTGTTTTGTTTTATTCATTTTTTCCCTTTCGTTTTTTTACCTCATCATTGTTGATGATACTATAATTTACGAATACTTTTTCAATTATGCAAGTCTTTTTTTTCTTCTTCACAAATTAAAATAGTTCTTGCTTTATAAATCTAGTCATTTTATATTTATTACCCATTATTGTTTTTGGTTTAAGACTCTTTGCAATGATGGTTATAAAATCGGTTACAAAGAGGGGTTTGAACATAGCCGAATCGTTGGGATTAATCGTAATAGACGAGTTCATTTATAAAATATTACGAGCCTTATCAATCGCCACAATGTGAGGGTTATAAAGGCAATCGGCTCTCAATAATAATTGAGGGGTAGGGATTGCCTTAAACAAAACACCAAATATAAGGGTTATAATATTAGTTATTAACATTATCTTTACAATTATTACATTCATCTACATCTTTTTCTTCATTGTAAGTATATTCACTACAATAATCGCCACAAATACCACAAATAAATTTTTCCATTTTTTTCCTTTCTATTAGTTATTAATATTAATATAATCTTCATAAATAGTAAATTCTTCTAATCTTTCAATATCATTACCATCATTTACTCTTTGTTTATTATGCTCTTTCAACCATTTATTAACATTTGTAGTTATTGTTTGAAAATGTATTTCATTTTCGTATTTATAAAATATTGCATATACTTTCATTTTATTCCTCCTCTTTTTCTTCTTCTAAATACGAGTTAAAGTCTTCCCAACAAGGCATACACATTCCGTCATAACTTGTATCTTCTTCTTCTTCACAACTATCGCAAACTTCATATTCTTCATCTATTACTTCCATTGTGTTTCCCGTCCAAGCCCAATCAAACATATATTCGTTCCAACATTCTATTTCTCCGCAAATATACGTACCACTTGCATAAGCCTCTTGTATTTCAGTTTGGTCGGGTGTTTTACCGCAATATTCACAGGCAAAATCATCTAAATCACAACCCTCGTAACCGCTAACTATCTTTCTTGTTTTAATCATTACTACCCCTTTCTATTATATACTGCTCTAAATTTCTTAAAAACTCTATTTCTGTTGCTTTTATATCAACCTTGTCATTTTCATTAAAATATATAACAGACGTTATACTTTCGGGATTATCCATAAACATATCTTCTCTTGTGTTATATATTATTTTCTTCATTTTTTAGTCCTCTTTCATTAGTTTAATATTTACACTTACATTTTTATCTTCTGTTGGAAAAGTCCAATCAAAATATGTGATATCTCGTCTTAACATATCTAAATCTTCATCAGTTAATGTTACTTTAATATTATAATATTTCATTTTATTATTCCTTTTTTATAAATTTCAATAGTGGTAGTGGAAAGATTCGAACTTTCAAAGGCTTTCGCCGTCAGTTTTACAGACTGCTTACTTTTCCAGATTGTATACACTACCTTAATGGCTTTTTTGTAGAGAAAGCCTAAACTCTATTTGTATTTGACAAAGGTCTGAAACACTTATATTATAGTGGTCTGTCAACATTACCACTTTTTGTTTATATTTGGTATGTGTTAAATAACCTCTCGGCTTCTTTCTCACCAAATCTCTCATCAACCTCGTTGCATATTATACCTATCATATTATGCCCGTAAGGTGTTCCTATTAGGTCGGCACACTCATTTTCTAATTCTTCAAGTGTAGCTTCTTTTATGTTTATTCTCGCCATTTATTCATTCTCCTTTTTTTTATTATAATATAACTCGTCTCGTTTCATAGCTTTCGCTAATACATCTTCTAATATAATTTCTAATTCTCTATATGTAATACCTTGATTTTCTTTTTTTAGTTTTTTAATCATTTATAATCTCACTATTTTTTAACTTTAGATTTTAAAAATTTTACTGACTTAGAATATAATTCTTGGTTTGCTTTTCTAAGTTGTTTTATAGTCTTATAACTTTTCTTATTATTATAATTCTCCATTTTATCTAACCAATCATATAACTCTTTATTCATTTATAACTCCTTAATTTATATTATAATTTACAACCTTGTAAATATACAAGTCAAGTATTATTTTTACTTTTTTGTAAATTTATTTTACTGCCTCTATAATTTGCTCGGTTTTATCTTTTGTGTTATAACATTTCAAACAATCAATACAATTTTGAAAACAATTTATTTTATCAGATTTTTTACTAACATTATTAAAGACCTTGTGAAAATTTTTAGGTACTTTTTGCATAATTGTATCAATTACGGGATTTGAATAAATCATAATTAAATTTTTAGGCAATTTATAATTTTTACAAACTTTATTTATAATGTCTTTTCTTTTCGTCCATAATGTAAAGGTTGTATTTGGTTGATTTTTACATATATTTATAATATTTATAAAATGGTTTTCGTTTATAATTTCGCCGTGTGCGTTAAATCTTGCAACTATAGCGGAAACGGGCAATAAATATTTAGGGTTGTGAACTTCCGCAGATAAAAACTTGCTATTTTTTTTAAAACTTGGTACGGCGGATTTTCTAAAAGTTTTTAACATATTCCAACTATAGCAACTTCCGCAAATTGTATCTGTTTTTGACATTTTTTTGCAATAATTATTGCTTGTTGTGTCTGTATTTAGAGCGGGGATTCCTTCTAACTTCCCGCTCATTTTGGACCAATGATACATAATATAATCTCCTTTATAATTGTTTAATTTTATTTAATTCTAATATTTTAAAAATTATTATTCCGTCGTCTCCATAAATTAAAATCTGATTTTCATTATATTCTATACTAAATGAATTATAAATATCTATCTCTCCGAGTCCTTCAAATAGTCCAAGTAATTGCATAAAATTATTTTTATATAATTCTTTAATTTTATTGACTAGTTCAATTTTGCTTTTTGTAGTTTGAAATATAATCTCGTTGTTATGGTTTATAATTAATTTCAAAATATACCCCCTTTTATAATTCGTATCTATTTATTAATTGTTTTTTAAATCTTTCAATTTTTTCGCCGTCCCAACTCGCCCAAATTCCCGTTGTTAATACGTCTAATATAATTTCTGCCGTTTTTTCGGCGTTGTTGTTTGTGCGGTAATCGTTCCATAAGTCGCTTGTTTTTATAGTTTGCATTACACCCCCCCTTCCCATTTATTTAACTCGTTGTTATAAATTCTTTTATAAATTATTGTTGCTAATCTATTTCTGTGCTTGTCATCTAAACTTGCAAACCAATCGCCAAAATTATCCTGCATCATTTTAAATTTACCAATAGCATAATTGCCGTAGTCTTCTTCTTGTGTTCTATTGTGCATCTGCTTAATATATTCGCTTCCTTCGACGCTAAAGCTCCATTTTCTAACTTCCGTAAGTATTTTATTAATTTCTTCTATTTTTTTAATTTCCTTTTTCATTTTCGCCCCTATATTATTTATTTATAATTTTCAATTATGTAAACTTATAATGAATAAATTTAATAAACAAGCATTATTTTCATTTATGTAAAAATAATTATAATTCAAATATAACCCAAATTATAAACCAAATATAACCCAAATTATAAACCAATAATTTTAAAATTAGACCAAGCGGTCGGCTTTTGGTTTGGGGATTTTATTTTTAAAATTTAAATTTGAAATTTAGACCAAGCAGTCGAAAATTAAAATAAATTTTCTATACAAATTATTTTCGTTAAAGTCAAGTATTTATTTAATTATTTTTTTAAATCCTTGTAACTACCTTATTTTTAAGGCGAAACTAGGATTATGGTTTTTTAGTGTTATGATATAGGTACGGGGTGTTTTTGCTTATATGGGGGTATTTTGGGCGTTTAAATGCTATCATTGACGGGGGGGTGTTTGTTTCCCGACGTAAAGAATTATTTTTAATTATGTAAAGATTTTACTTGCATAGAATTTTCAGAAGTGTTAATATATGGAGTCGGGGCAATTAAGCCTTCGAAAAAATAGGGGATTAAAAAATATGAATTACAAAACAAAACAAATGATAGTTTTAACAATATTAAACGCAATAGCTTTAACGCCTTTTGTTATTTTGCTTCTTGCCGTGATTGGGGGTAAATAATGACTACCGCTAATATTGAAGATATGGTTAGATGGGCTACAGATGTTAATGGCGTTCAATTTGGATTTGATGTATATGGTAAAAACCACAAATTGGTAGAGTCTTATGTTACAGAAAAGTTTAATTTAATGCAGACGGATTTTATTAGATTCGTGGCGGGATTATCTGAGACAAATTTAAACAGACTATTAAACAATATAGATTCTAGGAATGAAATTAATTTCATTACGGGATTTAGAAAGGGGGCTAAATAATATGGATGATATCAAACAAATTAGAAAAGACTTTTCAAGGGGTTTGAATAAATATTTTACTAAAAATGATAATATGAAAGGGATGCCTAAAAAAGACTTACTTAATTGGATTTTTACAGATTATGTTATTAATCATAAAATGGAAGGTGTTAAGGGGTTGTTAGGATTAACACAAACCTATGAAAAAGGCAATATTTTTAACTTTAGTAGGTTGCAAGTTGTTGGCGTATGGAATCACGATATTTACGGCACCTTAAAGGGTGATGACCTAATGTCACCAAAAAGCACTACATACGTTAAATTTTATAATAATAATAATGAAATCAATAAATACAAATAAAATAAAAAAGGGGATAAAAAAAATGGATAAAGTAAGAGTAAAAGTATATGAAGTTAACCAAGTTAAAAAACTAACAGGTCAAGACATTAATAATTTTATGGTGTGTTGTTTTGAAGGTGGTTCAGGTTATTGGGTTGATAAAGTTGACATAGTCAATAATGATTTTAAAGGCGGTGATTATGCTTCTGATGTTTTAGGACTTGGTGGTGAACTTGAAATTGTAACTCAATGTTCAAGCCGTATATTATTAAATGCTAATAGTATCATAACGGCATTAAATCACTTAAACAATATAGGATATAGAAAGGTATTAAATAGATTATTAAATCAAGAATATGACGCAGGC